CACCGGCGTCCAAAACGATTGGGTTGGCGTGGGCAGACAGGCCAGTTGATGAGGTGTAAGTCGTCGCTGCTGTGGTTGTGCCAGCCGCGTAAGTAAAGAGCAGACCGCCTGCCAACGGCGTGCCGTTGTCATCGAAGAACTGTGCGCCAGCGCCTGCGAATAGGGAAATGTTGACGGTCATTTTCGTTCCTTAAACAATGCTCGTAATGATACCGTTTACCACGGTGATTGTCTTTGCATCGGCGGACAAAAAAGACCCCGATGCGCCAATATTTTCTGTAGCCATTGTGCCAAGGCCAAGGTTAGTTCTTGCGCCTGACGCTGTTGTGGCGCCTGTGCCGCCATAAGCCAAGCCTATGGTGGTGGCGTTCCATGTGCCTGCTGTCAGCGTGCCGACGCCTGTGATGCCAGTATATGACCCAGATATACGCGCTGTGTTGATTGTGCCAGTCGTGATCTGCGCCGCGTCAATCGCAATTGGCGTGTTGGCCGAACTGGTCAGCTGCCCTTGCGCGTTGACTGCGTAAGTTGACACGTTGGACGCTGTGCCATAAGTGCCTGCGGTCACGCCAGTGTTGGCGATCTTGACCTCGACAGACCCAGCGCCGTTGGTCACGTCAATACCTGTGCCCTCAGACAAGGTGTTGAGGGTGTAGCCCGTGCCGTTGCCGATCAACATTTGGCCATCGGTAGGCGTGGCGTCTGTGCCTGTGCCGCCATTGAAGGGGCCGATGATGCCGTTGCCGCCGCCCAGAATGGTGTAGATGTTGTTCAGAAAGCGAAACCACTCACGCGAAATTGTCCCCGTGCGCTCGTCTATGAACGGTACACGTGGGGCGGGGATTTGCGTGGTGTTAAGCATTTGTTGGGCTTGCGTGAAGTTCTGCGCCTACGATGGCCAGCTTGACTGGGTCAGTGCCAGACACCTCATAGACACGGTCGCGCAACTTGAGCGTCATACCAAGGCGGCGCCAGATCGTGCGGTGACCGTACTCACCGATGCGTCCCATGGACGTCCAGTGTTCGCTTGACCATGTGTGGCCGCCGTCGTCTGACCAGCGCAGCATAGCCAGCGGATTGCTGCCCTGCCCTGTGGACAAGCCAACGCCAGTCTCACAGTCAAGTTGAAGGCTGTGATGCGTAGTGCGCTTAAGATTGTTTTGCCCTGTTGGCAACGCGCGCCAAGACCTGAGCCACTTTTGAGCCGAGCCGTTGTCGGCGTAAGTCTGCAAGTCAAGCGTGTAAATGTTGCCGTTCTCAAAGTCGCCGACAACAATGTTGCCTTTGAAGTTGCACTGGCAGTTTGAGCGGTGGCGTGTGAACTCGCCATTTGTAAGGCCTGCGCGCTCATGCCACGCTTGAGTCGCCGCGTCGTACACCCATGTAGCGTTGGCGCTTGGGAAAGTCAGCACGTAAAACGTGTGGCCTTCTTGCTGGTATGTGTAGGCAAGCGCGTCGGAGATGTCCCCGTACTGAGCGATTGCGTACTCAATAGCATGTGTAGAGACGCGCGCGCCAGTGTAGCCGTTGGCGCGGTAGACGATGCCTTGGCCACGAGCGTCTTGCCCAAGCCAGAACAAACTGTTGTCCAGTTTGGCGACTGAGAAAGCCGGTGCGCAACCGATTTCGTTAAACGCGCCTTGGATGCGCACTAGGGGAAAATCTGCGCCGCCAGCGTCGTACCATACCTCAACTGAGTCAGAGCAAAAGAGCCAAGCCTCGCGGTGGTCGACATTGATGGCCACCAAGCCGTCTGGAGAGCCTTCAGCGCTTGCAAAATCAAGCGGGTCTACCGATGTACCGTCCAGCAGCGATGTGACCCATACGCGCTGGCTATTGGGTTCGTTGAACACAAAGTAACCGTCCAGATAGCCCACGGTCACAGCGCCGGGGAAATCTGGGTCTGTAATGGGTGCAAACACGCGGGTTTGCTCGTTGTAAATGTAGCTTGGGCCGTTGCATGCAAAAAAGATCTGCGTGCCGTTATCAGCAATGGAGACAGGGCCAGTGCCAGAAACGCGGCCAATCAACTCAGGCGTGCCGTCAAGGTCAAACACGCGATAGACTTCCATGCCAGAGACGACATAAAAGTTGTTATTGCTTGTCTGGTGTGACCACAGCGCTCGAATAGGGCCGTCGCCAATCGTTTGCAAGAACTTTAGGCCAGGCGCGCGGTTAAGAAAGCCTGGCTCTTTGCCACCCTCGGGTACGACCTCGGGAAACAAATTGACCATGCGATTGTCGGCAGCATTGACGCTGCGGGCAACGTAGCTGGAGCCAAGAATCGGCGTCTTCATTAGTAGTTACCGGCGTAGATGTTAAAGCGCTGGCGATTGGCCACCAAGGCGTAAGGCAGCGCCATTACATCATCTGGGTTGTTAATACGCTTCAAATTGCGCTTAGACGTCATGGCGATGCGCTGCACTTGTGGGCTTGGCTCAACGCCAAACTCAGGGGCAAATTCCATGGCCAAGTTGTACGTGAAAGCACGTAAGTAACCAGGCGGGAAGTGTAATTCAGTCGACAGCGTTGCAGGCTGATCCAACTCTTGCACCGACACAAAGTGCCACTCCAACACCTGAGTCGGCATTGGGTAGACGTACATCTCCACGTTGGGGTACGTCATGTTCGCAAAGATAACTTGCGGGTAAGTGGATGTGACGTTCTTCACAGCAATACCGTCGTACTGCTGTTGATTGATAAATTTGATGCCGTATGACACGCCGTTTGGCGCTTTGAAATACGTTGCGTCGTCAAACAACACGGGGCGGTTGCCGACAAAGTCGCCAGTTGGGCCAAGCGTGCGTTTGATCTCGCTTGAGGGCCAGCTAAAAACTTGATCTTGAGTGCAAAACACAGACAGACGCTCTGTGTTCCACGACTCGATCATCTGGTTCATCGCCATCAAGGCGTCTTGCGACATGGAGGCTGAAGGCGTCTCGCCCTCGGCCAATATACCTAACAGGCGCAAAGCGCGGTTAATTTGATCGCCAGCGGTATACGTCGACATGTTCAGACTCCTTGGGTTGCTTCCTCTGCCGGTTTACGGCGGCGCTTAGTCTCCACAACGGGAGCCACCTGAACAGGCGTGTCTGGATTGTAGCGCGTCCAGCCATTTTTTTCATCTTGTTCGACCTCAAGTTCCATTGTTGCAACTTTAGCGCCGTGGATGGGGTGTACGAGTGTGATGTTCATATTAGAAAGGGGGTGATTAGCCCCCTTTTAGTTTTAGCCAGCTACGCGGTAGAACACGTACGTGGCAACGCCGGTCTTACGAACGCGCCATGTGCATGATGTCACCGCAGCAACAGCGGCCACACCAACCAAGGTGCAACCAGTGTTGGCTGTCACAGTAGCAGCGTCAGCAGCGTCTGTGTTGATGATGACGAAGTCAAAGCAACTATCAACTTTCATGCTAGGAAACGCATTGTCAATGTCAGCGCCCAAGGGTACTGTCAAGGCGCCAGCGGTGCCGTTGAAAGTGATGATGCCGGTCGCCAATTCAGCAGCAGTCAAAGTGGCTGCGGCTGTCTTAGCTGTAGGGGCCACTTGCGTGACCATGTTGATTTCGTTGAGGTTACCGTCACCAAATTGGTAACCGCCTGCGCCATTAGGTAAAGCCATGATAAGTTCCTTTCAAAATAATTTACAAGAAAGGGGCCGAAGCCCCGTTCGGATTAGCCCCACATGCGCACGGCCATTTGTGGACGAATTGTGTTGTAGCCATACAAAACGTCGATACGGCAAGGCATACGATCGTTGTTGATGTCGTACTGGCGAACAACACGCAAGCTGATACCGTTGTGAACGGCACGAGCAGCCATGTCAACACCTTGGGGCAACAACAAGTCAGCGGTCGCAAAAGTGATCGCATCTTTGTGGTAAACCAAGTTTTGAGCGTAGGAGCTAGAAGCTGCGCCAACGAACACAACAGCTTTGCCAGAGGCAGGGAAGCTGTCCACAGTTGCCAAGGCATTTGCAGAAGTGTAGATAGGAGCAACAGTGATGTTGCCTTCGCCGCTTGAACCCAAAGTCACGTTTGCAGTAGCAACGAACTGGAACAAGGAACCTGTTGACTCACGTGTTTGTGGGTTAACAGCGTAGCAGTCAGCAACAGTGAACACGTCACCGATCTTCACAGTAGCTGCATTGCCGCCGCCAGTGATGGCGATGGTTGTAGCGCCTTGTGAAGACACAGAAGCTGTCAAAGTAGCACCAGTAGCGCCGCGTGAACCAGTTGTGAACTGCTTGATAGACTGAGACATGTTGATCTCGTCGAAGCCCAACACACCAGTGCCCATCATGCCGTTCTTGAACTGCTTGCTGATGGTGTCTTGTGGGTTGAACAAACCTTTCAAGCCTTCAACCAAAC